TTGGCAACTTCAGGATTATTTGTTGTATAAAATCCATTTCCATATATATTTGTTGTTCTTCCGGCTAAAGATCCAGATTTAAGAGTTACAACACTCGTATCCTCAACTAAATTCGTATCAACATCATCACTCTTTTCATGGAATGTTTGCAGATTATTTGTATTTATTAACTTCGATGTGCCATGAAATCTATTTTTAGAAGATGGTAATTGTAATTGATCGCTTTCTTTTACTGGATAATTATAGTCAGTAGGATTTAATAATATTTCAGTGCCACCAGATGGCCTAGGTGGAGTAGGCTCACCATCCGGCAAAGGATTAATACCAGGTGGTGTGATATCGCCGTCATCGAGGATTTGTGCAGTCTGCCGGGTAGCTGTTCTACCTTGGGGTGAATTTAAATACTTACCTGAATAGGCCCCTACAGCGCTTCCTATAATAGTTGCAGCTAGCATGTTGGTAGCACTTTCCTCCATGGCACGACTAACTTGCGTTTCTCTTAGGCCCCATTCTTGTGCTGTGCTTTGCAACCCAAGAGCTGCGCCAGCGCCAGCGGCTCGTTTAGCTGTGCTTAATTGCGCGTTCCAGTTTTTCCAAAACAATGTACCAGGGAATAAGGATGTCGGATCTGCATTTGAGGCAATGAAACCCACGAAAAAACTCTCAAGCGGTTTATCGGAATAGAGTTCTCGGTCCCTGTCTTCATCTTGCCCTTGCCAAAATCTATCTCTTATATCATCCATGTTTTTAGCGTCAAGATATTTGTAAGATCGCTTTGCTTCTCCAGGGGGAATATGTTCTAAAGGTCTAAAGTTTGGATCGTCTTCTGTAAATCTATTGTGTCTATGCAATCTATCATTAAGGGTTGAAACAATAAGGTTTTCTTGTCTAAATATAGCTGCCGCCGCTTCCCCGAATGTTCCTTTGGCAGAAGTTTTAGGTAAATCCGATATTTCGAAGGAAACTTGTTGTTCATTTGCTTCAATTTCAGACTTTTCTAAATACGCTTTTGCGTCAAACTGTTTCATTGTTTAACTTGCTCTAGCTGTTTGGCTATATCTTTCTTAGTTACATTTACACCGCTGGCGGTTTTAAGGATGGTTTCGGCTTGCGAATAGGCCTTTTCATTTTTTTCAATTTGGGCGCGTGCGGCCTTTTTATGCGTTTCGCCATAGAAATATTGCCCCGCTAACGATTGTTTGTAGAAAGGAGTTTGCTGTTTATACTGTTCATAAACTACATCTTTTGCTGCATCATCATATAATCGGTTATTGTTCTCTTCGTATGCCCCTGGCAAGAACTCTTCTAGCGAATCAATAGTTATGACCGCAATGCCAGTTTTTGAACGGGGATCCATGACAGGTTCTTTTAATTTACTTGTAGGATTTATCGTATAAACTGAATAACTTAATTTACCACTTTCATTAAGTCTAGCCGTTGTATCAGCTTCTAAATAAACTTCTCTATCATGGCCATTAATTCTGTAAGTAATGGGAGATTCAATAGAACCATATTGATAATGTTCCATAGGCCCGAAATGATTATAAAATAAATGTTTCTCATCGAAATCACTTCTTTTAATATGCGCTATTAATCTTTGAGCTTCTTTAGGATTTCCACCCAGTTCTATTTTGCTTAAATTAGAAACTTGATTTTCTGGCGCATTGTGATTTGCTTCTGCTAAAGCTATCAATTTCATATTGATTTGATTTTCTAACCATCTGCCTTGCTGCCCAAAGGGAATTACATTTTCAGGAGGTAAATAACCGTATTCATCTTTTCTGAACCATTTTGATTTGCCAAATGCTGGCGTCATTACTTGACGAGCTCCTTCACGAGCTGCGGCTTGATTGTCTGTAAGCATGGCTTGTGTAGAATAAATGGAACGAAAAGCACCCCATGCAGTAGGATTAACATTCGGATCTGCTTCTGTCATTTCTTTAAATGCACTGCGCATTTCATTTTCCCAGCCCTCTTTGTATTGCCTAGCCCTTCTTCCGGCTAAAACCGGCTCATCTACATTGACCGTATTTCTTGCGCCTTCTAATGCTGCGCGTGGTGAAGTTCTGCCATATTTAAGTGAATCATTTGCTAAGTTAGCAATCGCCATACTTTTTGTATCAAGCTTAATGGCATTGGGAGTTTCTTTACCAACAGTTCTAACCATTCCCAGCGCCCAATCAATTAGAGGCATTTCCTCGTCAATATTGGCATTTATTAAAGCATAATTAATTTGAGCATCTACAGATGGGATTGAAACATTCATTTGCCCCAAAATATTAGCTTGGTCTTGAATAGTTAATTGCTCATCTTCATTGCCTGTTTGCTTAATCTTTTCATTCAAATACAATTGTGAATATATTTCATATCCAGCTTCTTTAACTTCAGGACTTGCAGGGTAATTTTGTCTTCCGGCCCCCTGCTGAACGTTGCTTAAAAATTGAGCAATTTTGGCATTATTCTTTGTAGTTTTATGTTGATGTTTCCATAAGTCTATTTCAGCCTTTGTGCCCTGTAGCATCGTCAAATCTTTGTTATAAATATCGGCAGGTGTTTGAATATTGCCATTTACAATATCTAATTGAACACGACCTGCATTGATTGCTCGCTGAGCTTCCAATCCTGTTAAAGCAATCGATTGCCCTTTTTTATAAGCATCTAAAGCAATATGACGCTGTTCATTGGTCAGCTCGTCTTCTGGAAACTCTTGCGTAATCTCTTGCAGAGATCTCTCAGCAGTACCAGGACTGGCAAGCGCATCATTCTCACCACGCTGTCTATAGCGATTAACAATGTTAGTTTCTTTTAAAGCTATCTGTGCTTCATATTTTTCTTTGGAAGTGGACAAACCAAGCTCAATAGAATTATCATAAATCTTATTTAGCTCTTCTAAAGATTCTTGCGCGAGAAATTGATTGCCGCTTGCGCTAGCTTCAGCATAATTTCTTTTAGCCTCATCAACTGCAATATCAATTTCTGATTTAGCTTTTTTAACGCTATAGTCTTGTGTCTGTTTTAACAATTGAAGAGAATTGCTATTTACGACACCCTTAAGCTTTTCCCTCAATCCTTTAATTTGAGATCGAGGAGCGGTTCTTAATACTCCTTCAATGTAGGCGTCGGCATTATTTGCATAAGCTTGAGCAGCTTCCCCCGTCGCTATCTGTGTAGGGTGCGAAAAGTCCACAAACTGTTTGTTTAAATTATGCGATAAATCGGTGTACAGTATTGAAGCTTCCATTTCATCAGAAGCTTTTTTATATGCACCAACTGCCTTAGATACACCCTGCACAACCTCGCCAAGCGCCCCAGCTGCACTTGCAGCCGCGCTAATATCAGGCGCATTGGGCTGGCCTATCGCTCTTCCTAATGGTTTTAACTCAGCCATTATTTAAGCCCCTTCGTGAATAGTCCTAATTCCGATGCAAGTTGAGCCGCCGTCTTGGTCGCCCCCACATCTTTTTTGAACTTATTCGCCTTGATCCCCGCAAAGGCAGCTTGGCCTGAAAGTTGCGCAAATAAATCTTGACGTCCTAAAGCTGCCGAATCAGCTAAGTAATCAGCAATACTTTGTGAAGCAGTTCCCGCAAAGCCTTTATTACCCCCATACCCCATTCCGCTTAAAGCAAGATTGGTTGAAAGATTCTTTCTAAACGCTTTAGTACGTTCATAAGCTTGTTCTGCTGCTTGCAGGCGAGCTTGCTCTACCTGCATTTTAGTATTTGCTTCATGAATTCTAGCCTCAGCTTTATTGCTGATAAGACTGGTTGCAAAACTTGCCGCCACCCAGAGGGCTCCAGTTGTTGTGTCCATTATGGGCTGACCTCTATCGTATAACTGATTGCTAATATTGTCATAGGCGCGGGATATGATTGGGATATTACGAATATTTCACGCGGATCCCATCCGCCATACACAGGCACCTTATAATAACCCGACATTGGTTGCGGCACTTCTTGGCTCATAAACTGTCCTGGAACAACCTGGGGTAAATTCTGCCCTTGGAACGTCACCCCCAAGGATTCATAAAAATCGACGTATACATATTTAACATGAGCTGGCTCATAAACGCTTATGCCATTCTGCAGCAACGCAATAATCGGCATCGGTGTAACGTTAACCGTATAATCCAATCCTGCAATAATAGTCGCATTTGGAACGCCAACGTCAACAGTTGCTGTTGAATCAACATAAAATATCCCGATTGGAAATCCATTAGCAAAAAAGAAAGCATTCTGTCCTGCTAATTGAACTAAACCAGGAACCACTCCAGCTCCATCAGCTATGGCCGTTATCTGACAATCCATCACCAAATCATCTAAGAATCCGACATCATTCTCAACAGAATGAGCCATCTTTTCTAAATAAATAACATCTTGAGTATCAAGTAACAACCCATCGATGATAGGAGTGACCATTAAATTTAACTGTGTTCTTTGTATTCTTATCCAGTACAAAGACTGAAGTTCATCATAAAATTTATCAGTAAAATTGATAGTTTGAGATTGCCAATTAGCAACTTGCGCGTGCATCCATTGAATCGTTCCTGTAATTTGAAATCCTACCGTAGTTTCAACCGTTGGCGTAAAAGTTTCCCATTCACCTGTATTGGTAAGAAATTGAAATACAGGAAGAATGCTTAATGATGCAGCTGTATTGACAGTAACGGATATTTGATTAAATTCAATTTCACTACCAATTAATATGTAATCACCTTGGTTTATAAAGACAGGTGTTGTTGTTGGCGCATTTACAGGTAATGTTATATTTCTAAAAGCGCTGAAGGTTGAGTCGACCGTATAGATTGCGTTTGCGGTGCCATTTACACCTAGACCGCTTGTGCTTATCTTTCTTCGCACTAAAGTCTTGCATTGATTAACGGTGCATGAGACATCTATATAGGAGCCAGTTGTTTGGGCTAGTGTCCACGCTTTAATGTTTTCATCAAGGATGGTATTGTACATCGCCATAGAACCGTCAGAATTAACAAGCATATAGTAACGGCCATCGATATCATCGGGATCGAAGATGTCGGCCCATACAGGACCGCGAATAAGCTGGGTAGACAAAATACTAGCATTACTAATGTTATACCCAGTATCCGGTATTTCATACGCCATGCTCCAGATAGTATTTCCAGCCCGATCTGCATAAATGATTTGATTGTCAATGATGACTCCATTCATATTGCGACTGCCTTCAGTGCCCTGAGTATTCATAAAGGCATTCGTAGGTGTTGTCGGCTCATTCAATAGAATGCTGGTTGAGGCTGGCCCTTTATTGCCTAGCATAATCAATGATTTTGATGGAATTATGTCTTGAATGACATCGTTACCGGTCACGCCGATTTCAACTGACCAACCATAGGAATCAATGCTTTCGGTGTCATCGAAATCAAAATAAGCTCTTACATTGGATGCAAAAGCCGTTCCAGGCAAAGCAGGACTACCACCTAATGCCAGTCGTGATTGATAAAAGCAGCCATGGCCAGGCCAACCACGATTAGGACCAGCGGGAGCGCCACCGATAATTGCTCCATCATTCCAAGCTCTTTCTTCTAATACAGATAATGTTCCAGGGATTGCACTTGTAGCAGTAAATAATTCAATTGTAATGCCTGTAGCAACTGTTCCACCACCGTTTATTGAATTGATTCTAAATATACCAGGGTTTTGCAAATCAGTGCTGACATAAATTCCATTTACATGATTGGATGTGAAAACGGCGATTGAAGCAGTAATAGTTGTAGCATTAGTAGCATTAGGAGTAAAAGTGACGCCGGGTGACCAATAGGGAGTATTTGGGGTTGGTAATGTTGATGGATCGTCGCTATAAGTATAATCAAACGAAGGAAAATTCTGAAAGTCTGCCAAGCGAATAGAACTAGCCGTCAGAGTTGGGGAAAATTGTAATATTTCGGGTTCGTGATTAGGGTGTAAAAGAATTAGCCGCCCATAGTCTTTCACCCATCTAATTGTTCTGATATCTGCCGGAGTATACGTTGAACCTATAGCAGGAATCGAAACTTGAAATAAGCCATCATTATAAATATCAAAGGCAACGACATTAGTAGCATCTGGACGAATAATAATATCAAGCAAATCGCCATTAATGTATTCATATTCGATTAACCGAACCTGATTGATATTGGTGACGTAGTTTCCTGTTTGTCCGCTATCTAGGATGACATCTTGCCAAAGGCTGCCAAAGCGTCGAGTTACGCCTCCTTGTGGGATGGTGATGACATTGCGAAGCTTTCTTCCTGCTTTGCGATAGCCATCGTAATCGACTTCAGCAAGGAACTTTGGATCGAGTTCACCGCTTGTAAACTTATTGATTAAATCCCGTGTTCCCATTAGCTAGAACCTGCCCAGCTAGTGCCGTAGAAGCTGCCAGCCACGCGAGAAGTAGTCCAAGGAGAATTTGTAAGGCCTTGGTTAGGTCTGCCTTGTGTGTTTACCACCATCGCTTGCGAGCGCCATTTTGCCATATCGGCATTGAGCTGAGCGATGATGTTTGGATCGTCAGTAATCCCAGGCGCTACGGTAACCGCCATCAGGTAACAAAAGTACATGATATAGGCCGGAGGCAGCATGCTTGGCGGCACGATTGCTCTATATTGGATTTGAAGCTGCTGCCCTGTTACAGCGGAGGGATTAGCACCAGGAGAGCCAAAGGTCCAAATTCTTTGGCCGAATACTTCGTAAGGAATGCCAGGCCAGATTTGCCAGATTGCTAAGCAATCGGGGGGTAGTTGATAAGCTGCATTAAAATACATGAAGTCGGGATCTACGCCAGCCACTTGTGACAATACGGCTACTTTCGTAGCAAATCGCCAATTGGGACTGGATAAATCAGCAGCTAGCAAAGGGCCGTAAACATTGTTTAGGGCTGCGGCAGCTGGGCCGCCGGCATCAATAGATTGAACAGGTGGATAGCCCAATAAAGTTAAGGCTGTGACGATGACTTGAGTTTCGTTATAAGGAATATTTCCAGGAAAGGCCATATTGATTCCTTATTAAAAAAGGCGGTCGAAGGGGAAAGAAAATTCCGACCGCCAAATCGTTACGCAGTGATAATGCGATACGCTACGTTAATCTTCCAAGTACCGTCACCCGTTGTGAAAGCGCCAGACTTGTTAGACATGAACAACCCTTTATTCACGGTCGTTGATTGAGCAAAAGCACCCGCGAATCCACCTGGGGAAACAATGCTGCTTGCTGCCAATCCTGTGATCGTTGCCGCTGCCGTATCAGCCGTTGCAGCAACTCCTGCGCCGTTAGCGGTGGAATCATATTGCAGATTCACAACGCCACCCGCCGCATATTGAGCAGCGACAAATGCCATGTCATACCAAACTTTCTCAGCTTGGATTATCAAACCTGCGCCAGGTGCTGCAATGATTTGAAAGGGAGTGGCATACATTCCATTCCATTGCGCTGCGGTCATTGCTACTTGAACATACTGAATAGTATTCAAGGCCAATTGACCAACGCCAACGGCATTGTTAGCAATTTTGGCAGTTGTTACCGCGTTATTTGCTAAGTTTGTGGTCCCGACTGCGCCCGTTCCAATTGTGATTTGGAATGCACTGATCGTAACATCAGGACTAATCGCAGTTACTTGATAGAACTGTGCAACATCTGATGTCTCAATATAAATCATGTCATTGATATTAAGTTGAGGTGCGTCCGGATTTTGATTCACTGGATCAAAAAATCCGCTGGCATCCACTACCGAAATAGTGGTTGTTGTGTCGCAATAATTCCACAAGGTGTTATTTTGCAAATCAAAGCTTGAGGACCATCTCTGCCAGTTAGTATATAAAAATGTAGCTGTCATAATTTATTCCTTATACGCTTTCGTCGATGTCAATTTTAACGATACCGGTGTCATCAACGGATACAGCGCCAGCCTTGATTCGGCAATTGATTAGCCAGCATTCATATAGACCTTGCCATTGCATATCAGTACGTTGCAATTCAGACTCAGCATGGCCAACAGCTTCCCAGTTCCACATGAAACATGTTCGAATTGTTCCCGCTAACGGTAAACCGCCTTCTAACATGTTAGGGATCAGGATGATTTTAACGTTCTGAATCGTTGCGCCATCAAGCCCACTGCCTGCGATTGGCTTATAATTAACGTAGAATTGATTGGTTATTTCATCTTCACCCATCAATTGACGCTGTCCAGCTGCCGAAATAGCCAACGTGATTTGACCACGACCAGCCGAGTTTTCAGCCAGATAAAAGATAGCTTCTTCAAACTTAACAAAGGTAAAACCGGTGCCACCATCAACGATAACATTGGTTGTTGCTGAAGCATCTAAAGCATCGATACGAATCTGATCGCGACGACGTTTAATTGCCTTTACGCAACCATCAGCAACCTCACGCGCGGGGGCGAAATTGATGTCGGTTTCTTCAAATATATTGACAAAGTCAGGAGCGGACCAAGGCTGCAGAGTTGCCA